ATGTTAGTCTATTCTCTGTAGCTCTTTCCTCATACCCAACTCCACTTCTGGTTACGGGACTGCCATCTTTTTTTATAAATTCTATTACATAGCCATAACCACCGTTTCTCTTTGCAGGCCCTCTTATTGATGTGGTTATGTAAATATTGACTCTACATTCTGTTTCCACTTAGTCTCCTCTCTTCCTACAGCTCCGGTACTTGGTAGCTTTTGCATCATATATCTTTGATATGGATAACCTGTAACAGGATTTTCTCCTTGTATCACGCTATCAGCTATTATGTAGTATCCTTTTTTCGGTCTTGGCTCTTTCGGCCAACTCTTTCTACGCATTATCTTGCTTTCCGCCT